GCCTTAATAATCATACAATTATCAAAAATGATAAATTTATTTATCATTTGCTATTGCTAACTAAATTATCTTTTGATAATTTTATCTCGTAGACAACAAAAAAGCACACCGACCGCTAAATCTGATGTGCTTTGCAAACTGCGAGATCAATTATGAACGTAAAAACCTTTTCAAACAAGCATAAGGTAACTGGAGTTACAGCAATTGCTGTACTTGTAGCCTTGAGTTCTTGTGAATATCGAACTGCTAATTCTAGCGTCCCTTCTAATTACTCATATGAAAGCGAGCAAGTCGTTGCTTCTGAATATGAACTTCTGGCTGTTAAGAAAACTGGAGAAAAATCTGGTGAAGCAGTTATCCGCATTGACGGCTTCAAATTAAACGTAAGCTTCGATTTTGACGGCGTAGCTGATAGCTATGGTGTAGCTGGATCTGATTTTACAGCAGCTGAAATTACTAACCTTGCTATTGAGTCAGTAACTGACTTAAGCGGCAAACCTTGGAATGATTTCACCAATCATGACGACCATAAAAACATAAATATTTTATTAGCGGGCTATATCGACCGTAATAAATGGTTGGAGGCAGCCTAATGAAAGATTATAACTACCCTATTTGCAAGAAGATGATTCCTGTTGACCGTTCAAAAATCAAAGCTGGTGATAAGGTTTCATTTTGCAGAGTAACCCAATCTTCTAAATCTGCACGTTTTTCTTCAAGAGAAGGAATTGTCAATTGCCTTGAAGGTGATCTGGTTTTAGTTAAATATCGCAAAGAAATTATTCCTTTAAATATTAAGGACGTCTCACCTGTTGATGCTCCTAGCCCGCTTACGTATGCCTTTGTTGGTACATGCGAATGTAAGGAGGCTGAACATGTCTAATTTCAAAAAACATCCTGACGGCTACAAGTCTTATTTGGGCCGTGATGATAAAGGTCTTTATTCCGTACGTATTAAGTGGGCTATCTATGCTGCAAACGCTAACGGCTCAGTACTTTACGAAATTAAAGATGGCGTTAAAAAGCCACTTAATGTTGAGCAATTTAAAGCTAAGGAACCAAAGATTTTCGCTTCTCTTATGCAAGTAATCGACTTCCAACGCAGAAAGCAGCTCGCTATAAAACTGCGTGAAACAAACATTCCTACTTATGACCGCAAAGCTTATAAAACTAAGCGCGGCTTCACTGGCTCAAGATAAGGATAATAAAATGGCTCTACCGATTATTACTGCTGACCAAACTTTATTGGTTCAAGCAATTATTGTGTACCTATACGCTGATCCGGGTTTAGGTAAATCATCGATGGGCTTTACTGCGGAAAAAGCAATTTCTTTTGACTTTGACCGTGGTGCTCACCGTACTGGTGAATTACGTCGTGGTGCGGTTGTACAGGTTCAACAATGGAGTGATGTTGCAAACCTTACTCCGCAGGACTTAGCACCATATAAAACCGTAGTCATTGATACCGTGGGTGCAATGCTTGAATGCATTAAAACCCATCTATTGCTAACTGCTAATAACCGTCAAAAAGATGGCTCTTTAAAGTTAAAGGCTCAAGGTTTAGCGAACCAAACATTCAAGCAATACATCAATACTTTGATCAGTTTAGGTAAAGATGTTGTTTTCATTGCACACGCATCAGAAGATCAAAATGGTGATCAAATTATTTACCGACCAGATTTAGGTGGTAAAAACCGTAACGAGCTTTACCGTATCGCAGATGTCATGGGTTATCTAACAACTGTTACTACAGGTGAAGGTAAAAATGCCCGCGTTATTAATTTTAAACCCTCGCCTACACATCATGCGAAAAACTCAGGTGCTTTAGGCGGTGAAACCGGTGAAGTATGGGTACCTGATCTTAAAGCACACCCTACTTTCTTGGCTGACCTGATTACTCAAGCTAAAGATCACATTAACACCTTAACGCCTGCACAACTTGCAGCAGCTAAAGCCCAAGAAGAGCTAGAAAACTGGAAACAAAGCTGTGAGGAAGCAGAGCATGCAGGTGACCTTAATCAATTAACTGAGTCGCTTGATAAAGAACATATGTATTACCAGAACATGCGCCAAGCAATGTTAATGAGGGCTAAAGCATTGAATTGCACGTTTGATAAGCAACGTGGCACTTGGATTAGTCCACCTGAATTTAACGGTATCTCAGATCAACAAAGAGATGAACTTCAAAACTTTATTGCTGAACGGGGCCTCGATGTAAAAACAGTTTGTGAGCACTTCGGCATAGATGCCCTTATTCAAATTGAAGCGGCAAAGCTAACAGCAGTTAAACAAGACATTGAAACTTTGGCGAAAACGGGGATGACAGCATGAAAAATATTTTAACTGCTCAAGAAGCATTTGCAGCACTTCAAAAAGGTAAAACTGTTCTATGTCGTCCTATTGGAGACATGTTGGACTTTTCTGACTTAGATCAATTCCCCGCTTCTGTTTTTGGTAAACCGGGTTTTGAATTCTGCATCAAAATCGAAACTATTGAGCTGGCTGGCATTACATTCACAAAGCCATTAACTATTGATGAATATGAGGAAGGACAGGATGTTTTTGTAATTACTACATATTCGCCTTCTATTTACGTCGTGAATTTTAGAACCACCGCATTAATTGAATCTATTAATAGCGGCTTTGTTCAACGTGATGCAGAAAACGCCAAGCTTCAATTAAAAGCACTATCTAAAGCGTTAGGTTTTGAAGTTAGTGACGATTTTAGTGTTATTCGCCTAGGTGACGAACCAAAGAAACAGCGTGCTAAGAAATCAAAAGGTGCACAGACAGTAGTTGTAGAAAAGACTTCTGAAATTGTTGATGAAGTTAAACAACCTACAATTGTTATTACTGAGCAAACAAATGTAACTACTTCTGAAGACTCATTGGTGCAATCCGAAGATATTTCAGAAAATATAGGATCAGCTTTAGATAGTGCGATTGTTATTACAGAACAACCTTATGTGTCTTCACCTGAAGATTTTTTAACTCAGCCTACACCTGAGCAAGAAAAAAACAATGAGTATCAGCAAACCCTAGATACTCTTCTACAGCGTGTAAAAGAGTCAAAAACACCTGCAGAAGTAAATGCGGTTTATCGTTATACCCGCACATGGGATGACGAACAAATGAAGCCTATCCTTCTCGCCACTCACAAACGTCTTGAAGAGCTAGAAAAAGAAAAGGCATCTGCGAATGAGCCACCCTCTTTAATGGTTCAAATCCAAACTGCACCAGACCTTACAACGCTAGATGCTTTGGAAATAGACGTGGCTGCACGAGATCCGCAGATTCAACCGAAGCTAATGGGGTATGTGAGAAAACGCCGCTATGAATTAGAAAATCCAGCAGTTTCTCAACCAGAAGCAGAGCCTGATTATCTATTAGTGGATGGCTTCTAATATGAAAGATCAGTACAAGAAAGTAAGCCAAAAACACATGCTTGGTTTTATGTACTACTTGCAATTGCTGGGCTATGTAATAGTCCGGCAAGGCATGGATCAAGCAATGTTTCTAACCAAACATTATGCGGTACCAGTCGCTTGGCGCCGCATAACGATCGACTATCACAACCGATTAAACAAACCCGCTCAACAACTTTATAAAGAGTTTGTTGAGTGGACTAAAGAAGAATATTTGAGGGCTTAGGTAATGATTGATCTAAATAAAAAAAGAGAAGCTTTTGAAAGATTTCATGCCAAAAAATGTAATTGCAGTTATGAAAGTTTAAAACGTCAACTAGATAGACAAGAGGCACTAACAGGACACAGATATTTACCAACTAGTCCTCGTCATGAAGCTTGGTTGATTTGGGATGCCGCATGGAATGACGCCAGTGCTCAGGTGTTGCCGACTTGGATCAGCGTGGATGATGAATGGCCGCCAACTGACATAATGGTACTTATTTGTTGGGCTGATGCACCTGATGTTACCCCCGAACAAGACTATATGACTATTGATGAAGATTTAAATAGTGTATGGGCAAATTATCATAATGATGCGCCTTCACACTGGATGCATTTTCATAGTGTGCCAAACGTATCGGGAGCTGAAGGATGAGTGAATCAACTTTATGGGCAGTTGCAATGCGACCTGAAGGCGATAGCCCTTTTAAACAAACCCCAGCAGCCTCAAAAGAGATAGCGGAGCGAGCTGTTGATCGTTATAGAAAAATGCATGAAAAGGAAGGCAACAACTTTTTCTTAGAAATTTTCGATGATGTTATCAAAGTCCAGAAATGGCACGGCACCCGTAAGGATCATATTAAAAAACTATTTTATGTAGAAAGCTGGTTCAACCAAGCAATGTATCAATGCTTTGATTTGAAGACTGCTGAACGTGTTTTTAAATTTGATGAAATTGTAATTTGCTACAAGAAAGGTTCTGCTCCCCTTGTAACCAAAAGCTTTGATGAGGCAAAACAATTTTACGGATATGGAGCTGAGGAATGAAATATCAAATACAACCAACACAAGTACCGGATGATTTAAATAGCTGCTGGTTCCATCCTGATATAGAGCTACATGACACAATTGGAGAGCATGCTGAGTTTTATACAAAAGAACAATGGGCACAACTGCAAAAGAACCTTGGTGTTTCTATAAAAATCGAAAACCTTGACTATTGGGATATTGAAGAGATTCCAGAAGATAATCTTAGTGATTGGTCCAACTGGAAGCCGCAGCCACCACAAGAAGGCTTATTTCTAATAGCAGCATTTGATTCAGAAAATGGCCCTGTTCTTTGGTGGGCAAACCCTAAAGCGGAAAGTAAGGAGGAGTAAATGGAGATTGATCGTCGTGTACGTGCTAAAGAATTTATGATGCTAATGTCTATTGGCCGGACTAAATTCTATCGCATGATCAAGAATGGTGAAATTCCACAACCAATTAAGGTTAGTGAGAAAGAAGTGTTTTGGCACGAATCTAGTGTTAAGAAAGTTGTCGAAAAACACAAAGATAATTCTGATATGATAGCCTGCTAATTGCAGGCTTTCTTTTAAGTCGAGTGTGTTTAAAAACGGGTAATTAAACGGGTAACACTCTAGCCATTTAGAATTTAATTGATCATTTTCAAAAGGTTAAGATGAACAAGATAGTTGTAAAGAAACATAATGGCGGAACCATCGCACAAAACAAACGTGCCCGTCATGATTATTTTATCGAAGAAAAATTTGAAGCTGGCATGTCTTTACTAGGCTGGGAAGTAAAATCTTTACGTGCCGGTCGTATGAGTTTGACAGAAAGTTATGTCATTTTTAAAAATGGTGAAGCATTCTTATTTGGTGCTCAGATTCAACCACTCCTTTCTGCATCTACACATATTGTGCCGGAAGCTACACGTACACGAAAATTATTATTATCTCGTCGTGAACTTGAAAAGCTTATGGGTGCAGTGAACCAAAAAGGTTATTCGTGCGTTCCATTAGCATGTTACTGGAAAGGTCATCTGGTTAAGCTTGAAATTGCACTCGTGAAAGGTAAACAACTTCACGATAAACGAGCGACTGAAAAAGAACGTGACTGGCAACGTGATAAAGCACGTATATTTCATAAGTAATAGACTAAAAAGCCTCTTTATAGAGGCTTTTTTATTTTTCACTAATTTAATCTATATAAAAGCCCAGCAATATATTCACCAAACCATTTAGCAGTATCTAAATCACCTTGTGGGGGTGTAATTTCAACAGGTGCATTATCTGATTGAGTCATCAACCCTAAACAGCTCGATAAACGGTTTAAATCGGTTTCAGTATGGCCTGTTGTCATTAAAGGTAAACCTGACCACAACATGCCGTGCTGCATCGCAAAAATGTTAAGTTGTTGCAGAACCGCCAGTTTATCACCACTTAAACCGCCCGAATTTGCAAAACCCGCTGCTAACTTACCCTGCCATAAACGATTTTTCCAACGTTTAGATGTACTATCCATAAACTTTTTAAAATCGGCAGTTACACTTCCCATATAAGTTGGGGAACCAAAAATAATGCCCTGTGAGGCATCTAAAACATCCCAATCAATATGCTCAATATTCATCACATGTACTTTGACGCCCATCACTTCGGCGCCACTTGCGATAGCAGACGCTACCTTTGCAGTGTGACCATAGGGACTGTGATAGACAATAGAGAGATGTTTTTCAGGCAAAGACATAAGCTTAATATTTTGAGCGATTTTTTCTATTTTATCATTTTATTAAAACTTGCTAAACCTTCCTCTATAAACATGAAATCTCAGTACTT